AAATGGATGCAGACGATTATGGAGAATGTTGGGCTAGTGTATACGGTGGAGATTTTGACTTACGACCTGAAGGTTCTCGATTCTATGGATTTAAGCTAGGGGGAACAACATAATGAGTGAAATAAAAGTAGACACCCTGTCAACCGTTAGTGGTTCTGGTAGCTTAACAGTAAGTAATAATCTAACTGCTTCTGGTGTCGTAGGTGTAAATGGTGGTACTGGTGGTCAAGTTGCAACAAACTTTACTTCTGCATCAACAATGGGTATGAAAATTAACGATACAAACTCTGGTAACTTGGGTGGAATGTTAGGTTTTTATTCTGGTTCTGGTGCTGGTACACTTCGTGCAAATATTCAAAATGCAAATAATGCTGGTGTTCACTTTAGTGTAGGAACTGGTGGTTCAGTGGTATTTGGGAACACTGGTTATACAGCTGCAAACGCTCTTGACGATTATGAAGAAGGCACTTTTGAGGTAGTTATTACTGGTACAAGTGGTGGAACTGCTACTGGTAATTCTGGTGCTGGTGCTGGTGCGAGTTATGTAAAAATTGGTGAAACTGTATTTTATAGAGGGTATTTTGCAAACCCAGTTATTTCTGGAACTATGAATGGTTCATTGCGATTAGCTCTTCCATTTACAAATAGAAATACTGATAGATTTGATAATGGTTCTGGTGGTTTTATTGTAGGACACAGAGAAATTAGTTCTGGTACTACTTCAAACGAGATTACATTTAAAACTGGTAGAGGCGAGAATTTTGCTAGACTTAGAAGAAAATATACTGTTAACAGTCGTTTAGAAGATGTTGATTTGACTCAAGGAAATGCAAGTATTAATTCCTCAACTCTTCTCTGGTTTCAAGGTACACTGAAAGTATAAATAACTTTATACCTCTAGTGGATTCTAGGGGCGGACAAAAGGAGAAAAATAATGGCGATTACAAAACGTACAGAAAATGACAAAATTGAAGTTGTAAATAAATGGAATATTCAAGTAAGAACTGCAACTATTATTGAAGAGGACGGTGTAGAACTTTCAAGAAGTTTTTCACGCCATGTGGTAGTGCCATTTATATCTGATTTTAAAAAAGATGATGATGGAGTACAAGTTCTTACAGATGGTAAAAGAACCTACACTCATACTGCAACTGATATTTCTGGTGAAGATGCAGACGTACAAGCGATTGCAAATGCAGCTTGGACAGACGCAACTAAAAATGCTGCTAAAGCATCATTTGAGGCGCTCAATCCAGCAGAATAAATAGTTGCATGACTGATGCAAATCACTATCTTGGCAATCCCCTTCTAAAGAAAGCAAATGTTCCTGTCGAATGGACAGAAGAACAGATTCTTGAATACAAGAAGTGCATGGAAGACCCCATGTATTTCTGTCAAACGTACATTAAGATTGTTTCCTTGGATGAGGGGATTGTTCCATTTAATATGTTTCCATTTCAAAAAGAGATGGTTGGAACTATTCATAGTAACAGATTTACGATATGTAAGTTACCCAGACAGTCTGGTAAGACAACAACAATCGTATCATATATTCTACATTACGTTCTATTCAACCCAAGTATGAATGTTGCAATCCTTGCCAACAAGGCTGCGACTGCAAGAGATATTCTTTCCAGATTACAACTCGCATATGAAAACCTACCCAAATGGTTACAACAGGGAGTAATGTCTTGGAATAAGGGTTCTCTGGACTTAGAGAACGGTTCTCGTATTGTTGCATCATCCACATCGTCTAGTGCGGTTCGTGGTGGTTCTTACAATATGATATTCTTAGATGAGTTTGCTTTCGTACCACATAATGTCGCAGAAGATTTCTTTAGTTCTGTGTATCCTACAATTTCATCTGGTAAGACAACCAAGGTAATTATTGTTTCTACACCAAACGGAATGAATCTATTCTATAAGTTATGGAGTGATGCAGAAACGGAAAGAAACACATACATTCCAATTGAAGTTCACTGGTCAGAAATTCCAGGCCGTGATGAAAAGTGGAAAGAAGAAACTATTGCAAACACTTCACAAGAACAGTTCAATCGTGAGTTTGAGTGTGAGTTCTTGGGGTCTGTCAATACACTTATTCATCCAACAAAAATTAAATCGTTTCACTATGATGAACCAATTAAGAAGAATGCTGGATTGGACGTATATAAAAATCCAGAAGAAGGACACACATACGCACTTGTAGCGGACGTTGCAAGGGGTACAAACAACGATTACTCTGCATTCCTAGTGTTTGATGTATCACAATTACCTTATAAGATTGTTGCAAAGTATCGTGACAATCAAATAAAACCTCTACTGTTTCCAACAATAATTCATCAAGTCGCAAGAGGATACAATCAAGCATATGTGATGATTGAGGTAAATGACATTGGAGAACAGGTCGCAACTGCAATGCAGTATGACTTAGAATATGACAATTTAGTTATGGCATCTATGCGTGGTCGTGCTGGTCAGATTCTTGGTGCTGGTTTCTCTGGGGGTAGAGCGCAACTTGGAGTTAGAACAACTAAAGCAGTAAAGACTTTGGGATGTTCTAATCTTAAACAAATGGTTGAAACTGATAAGTTAGTTATTAATGACTACGAATTAATTGATGAGTTATCAACATTTGTACAACATGGACAGTCATATCAAGCAGAAGAAGGACACACAGATGACCTCGCAATGTGTTGTGTGTTGTTTGCATGGATGACAAACCAACAATACTTTAAAGAACTCACTGATATTGACCTTAGAGAAAAGATGTTTTTAGAACATCAAAATCAACTAGAACAGGACATGGCTCCATTTGGTTTCTTTACTGATGGATTAGAAGATGAAAATATCGGTCAGATGGTAGATGAGTATGGTACAAGGTGGTCACCAATCGTAAGGAATTACGATACAAATTGGTAAAACCCTATATAATTTCAATAATATCATTTTCCATTTTGAGGTAACAATTTGCACATACAATCTTAGATTGGTCGATTAACTTTATGACTTCTTGTCTAGATTGTGTATTAAGACCCTTACGCTTAGAAAGAGAACGGATTTTAGAATTATGTGGATAGAACTGTAGACAAGCAGTCTCTCGTTCTCCACAATGACAACAAGATTGATTTGCAAGGAATTCATTGACCCAGATAACTCTCATACGATAGTTTCTCTTAGTCACTTCTTTTATGGTTTCCTTGTATTGTTTATAATGAGACATGAATCTATTTATATGCAGTGGTGCATATAAAAATGGGTTTTCAAAACTTAATAATACTAAATATATGAGAAGTGAACAACTTTAATATAAAGTAATAGGAGAAACAAAAATGCCTTTTCAATTATCGCCTGGTGTTCTTGTTAAAGAGATAGACCTTACTAATATCGTTCCTGCTGTTGCAACCTCAATCGGTGGCATGGCTGGTGCCTTTCAAAAAGGCCCAGTTGGTGAAATCGTTGCTGTTGGTTCAGAGAAAGAATTAGTGGATATCTTTGGTAAACCAAACGGAAGTAACTTTGAGACATGGTTCACCGCTGCAAACTTTTTGCAGTACGGTAACGCACTCAGAGTTGTTCGTGCAACATCTGCCATTGTAAATGCTACAAGTGGTGGTTCTGGTTTGCTTATCAAGAGTACAGATGACTACTTAAATAACTATTCTGCTGGACAAGGTTCAGCTGGTGAATGGGGTGCAAGAACTGCTGGAACACATGGTAACTCACTTGGAGTATCAATATGTTCAAACGCATCTGCATATGAACAAAACTTTGCTGGAAACGCCAATACACTTGGTGTAACAACTGGTACTCCTGCTATTGGTGCAACTACTGTTGGAGTTGACACTGGTGGTGGTTCTGCTGGTGCTGGTGGAGCTGCATACAATGTCGGTGACATTGTACATTTCCAAGAAGCAGATGGTCAAGAATACGAGATTACTGCAATCTCAACTGACAATCTAACAATTAAACAATTAGACAATCCAAACGGTGGTGGTCTTAAAGCTGCGCTTGCTGCTGCCGCAAATGTTCGTAGACGTTGGAGATTTTATGACTTGTTTGATGCTGCTCCAGGCACATCAACATATGCAACTGGTAAAGGTCTTATCGGTGATGAAATGCACGTTGTTGTATTTGACAGAACTGGTGATATCTCTGGTTTCAGAGCAGATACAAATGGTGAAAGAACTAATGCTGTTCTTGAAACATTCCCATTCGTATCACAGGCTGCATCCGCTAAGACTTCACAGGGTGGAACAAACTTCTATCCAGACGTAATTTACGGACAGTCAAAACTTATATACTGGTTAGACCACGACTCTTCATTGAGTAATGCTGGTACAGACCCAGTTGCTGGTACTACATTTGCATCAACTGCTGGTAAAGGTGGTGTTAAAGATGACAACCTTTCTGGTGGTACAGATGACTATGCAGTAACAGTTGGTGAACTCGCACTTGCATACGATGAGTTTGCAGATGCAGAAACAGTTGACGTAAACCTTCTGATGGCAGGAACTTCGCCCGCTAGTGCAGACGGTGTGTCTCATGCGACTAAAATGATTGA